TAAATCTTCTCGGCTACGGATATATAGTAAATCTGGGTTATTATTAATAAGATTAGCCATTATTGCCCCGCTATTTGATATGCGATCGTAACAGTCCCGGGGGATAGATATTCTGTGGGCGATACAGTTACATCGGACGCACCCCCTTCATTATAAACTTGATAAGTACAGAAGTAACTATAATAAGACGGATTCAAAATATTTTCAGGGACTGTAGCGATAATTCTTTGAGAATAAGAATTGGGTAAAGACACCGTGGAACTAATCTCATCATTCTGCCCTATGATATAAAATGAGCCGGGAGTATCATAAGTAGCACCTGGAGGAACAGCGATATTTTGAACTGTCACAGGATTGGTTAGAAAATTTTGAATAGATAAAGCTCTTTGAAAAGCCTGTCCTTGATAAAGAAAATCTACAATAGCATCCACCGCCCCTCCAGATGGAATCGTAGTATCCGGCAGCACGGGGTCCGCTGTAATCCAACTATTTTTTGGGGTACTAATACCGGCGAAAGCTGAGTCAGATGAAAGTGGAATCCATTTCGTGCCTGTGGGAATTACAACCCCGATATCATAACTGCCATCAGATTTAGCGCATCTCAAAAGAGGTATTTCAATATTTTGCACTCCGGTAATCGACTGGATTTGTGTAATCAACTCAGATTGATATAATGTACCTACGGCGTTATCTAGCACAATATCAATGACTGTACGAATAATAGGATCCACAGTTGCTGGAGATGTGCTGGCGTTAAGGGTAACTGTAAGTGTAATATCAATAGGGTTACTTACCATAGCTTTAATCGCTACGTCTGCACAAGCAGACTGAGTTTGAGCGATGGCGGTTGCTAAAACTTGTACAAAAGATGGATACTGGGTAGAAAATGTAAAAGTTTCCAAGGTAAAATACGATACATTAACTGTAGCGCCGTCAGGTATCTTACCAGTAAGAATACGAGTAATGGTTGCTGCCTTTGTTGTAGGATCGACGGTTAAAGTAAAATCTAAACCTTCTTGCATCACTACATCTAAAATTCCATTATTATATGTCACCTTGATATATCTAGAGGCATAAGGAACTTGATTACCCACTAGACCAGATGGATCAAAAGTTAAAGAACCCCCTGTATCCAAACCACCGTCTATAGTGTTATACTGCCCGTCCCATCCATCAAGTAGCAAAGAATACCCAAGCTGAGTAACGGGAAAAGTAGGTATCCCAGTTGTGTAACTCTGAGGCAACCATACATTATATACAAAACCATCGTTATCCAACATAGTAGGAAGAGACCCGGTAAGTATCTGAGTTTCTTCGCTTACAAAGTTCAGGCGTTCATATAAGACAAATTTGTTATATGTTACAGATACCTGTTGATTATTTTGAATGGCGCTGCCCATCGCTGTACCGCTATCTATACCGACATAGCTGGGATAAGTAAAGGTAGCTGTAAAAAATGAAGACGTTGCTGTGGCGATTGTAAGAACTTGGCCGTTCAAGAAAGATGAGTTTGTAAACCCGTTTAATGTTACAGAAGATCCTATACCAAACTCATTATTTGCTATGACTGTAATCACATTATTACTTATATTCACTCCCGTGACTACGACAGTAGAAGTAAGAACTTGCAAACCATACTGATGATAAGGACCGTAGGGAACGATAGTGTAGTCTGTTCCATAAATATAAGAAGTTGACATATCCTGACTAAGAACAGATAAAACATTCAAAGGATTTCCATTATTATTCAGGGGGACATCCATCGCGGTGTCAATCAACACCGGATTCATAGTGCTGGCTGTAATAACATTTGTAATAGGTTGACTTTGTATTGCTACTTCAACCAGATCCCCAGCGTTGTTTGATCCACCGTTGAGTAAAAAATCTGATGTATGAATCAAACTCACAATATTCGAATTAACCACGCCTGTGCCAGTAGGAGTAGGTTCCCCTGTAATAGAATTCACTTGAATTATAGGCTGTAACGCAGGAGCATGAATAAAAGTTGATTTTTCACGGAATAACAACTGAAAAGTGTAAGTATTAACCAAAGCACCAGAGATAGCTGCTAAGGCGGCTTGATTTGTGGCTGGAACATTATTAATATTCAGCGCAACCTTAGCATATGTAATTGAGTTACCTGCATATTGATATGCTATATCATTGGGGTTTAGAATAACAGTGTTATTCACGAATTGGGCTCTATCTAATGACAGATAAAAACTCTGAGTAGATGAACGAGATACCAGTAGTTCCACACCATCGTATGGAGGATACGCCAAAGTATTATAACCTTGAATTTGAAACTGAAGTGTCCCCGCTTGGTAAACGAGTGAAGAATAGGTATTATAGATGCCGTACGTTCCGTTGTTGGCGTACTGAAATGGGACAAACTCATTTTGCTCTGAGTATGTAGTACCTCGCACATAAATATCCACGCAGCCAAAGACATGCTTTTGTCGAGTAGGATCCCAGTCTCTGAGCATGTCCAAATCACCAGCTGCCACAATTTGAGCCCCAATGATACCGGGAGTGCTTAAAGCATTGACCAAATACCCATTTCGTGAGCTATTATCAATTCCAGTTACCAAACGAGCTTGAATTCTAGCAGCAAATGCAGCATTGGTTTCTTGGTCTGTTCCGTATTGTGCGGCGGTTAAATTAGTAACACTCACCCCAGCCTGAACACCTGTGACTGTTTGAGTAATTGTACCAGCGCCTACATTGCCGATTGAACCTGGTTGCGTACATTGTATGGGTACGCTTACTCCCCACCAGCCAGATTGGGAGTTGTAGAACGCGGATAGATTAGATAAATTAATAACCCCTTGCCCTAGAGTAGTGAAACTCACCGCGGCAGTGTTAGAATCCGGAGATGTGGCGATCACTGCCCCTTCGGGAATCGTAATGCTGGACTGCGGTTGCTGATAGGCGTAGAATGTAGCAACTCCGGTAGCTGTAGAAGCCCCCAAACGAGTTAACCCAGCCTGCCCACCCAATAAATCAAACTGCTGATTGATAAGGGTTTGAGTGCTTATTGCGGATAAACCAAAAGCCCTAGCGATTTGTTGTTTATATGGTGATGATTGAAATGGGTCGGATACGCCGTTTCCACTAACATTATCAACTTGAGAAATAGCGGAGATAGATTCTGAAACCCTGGCGAACCATTCACGCACAGACATACTTGCTAGCTCAATCGAAAAAGGATCGATAAACATATCACGGATTTCTGAACGGGGTGACAAATCCAAATTCGGAAGTTGCCGAGTAATTTGAGTAATCAATCTACCGGCAATGTCTTCTTTGCGTTGTAGAACGGGAAAATCTGTAGGATTAGCCAGTTGTAGGTTTACAAAGCCGCAGGTTAAAGGTCCGTTTTGCACAGACTCGTACATTGTATTTGTTCCTGGGTCTTGAATTATCGTGGAAAACAGAGCATAAAATATGGAATTGTTAATAGTTGTATACGGAATCTCTACACTGCTATAATTTGTCTCCATTACTGTGCTTGTATTTGTAACAATGTTTGTGGATACGATACTTGTAGCCTGTCCTGTATCTGCTGCAATAAAGAGGGATGAAGTGGTAGGGTTAGGATAATTCAAAGATGTATAACTAGCTGTGAATTGAGACGGTGTGGTCGTCAATATAGTGACCGTTTCATTATCAAGAAAATCTGCGTTGGCTATATTAGAAAACTGAACCACTGTACCCGGGGTGAATGTATTTTGTGCTTGTACCGTCAAGACATTGTTAAAAATACCAATGCCGGTAATAATAACTTCAGACACATTGGTTGCACTGGTGGTTTCAGTATCAATAATTGTAGGTGCGGTGCTGCTGATGTTTGAAACTAAATCCCCAAACTGAGTGTATGGGGGATTGATTCCAGCTGGATCAGTAGACAGCATCACTCTGACCCCGATGAAGCCCGGATAATTTGGAGTAACCCACTGTATTAAACACTCTGATTGATTTTTACTAGCGGTAATACCAGAGGGCGGGGAAATCGCCATAGATAAATTACTTTGATACGCCAGTAATGAAAATTTAACAATGGGGGTGACAGCTATAGGCCCTATGTTTGTCCATACAACCCCATTATCTAGGGTAATGGATTGGGCATAACCCGTATCCGGTTGAGCCAAATAGGTTAGAGGGGTATTAATTACAGCTACTTGAAATTGAGTAGGTGTTACTCCCGGTAAAACTACCACCAGTTGCCCGTTCAAAAATGAAGCGTTGGTCAATCGTGTAAGGTAAACATATTGTCCCGCTACAAAATTATTAGCGGCTGTGAGTGTAGCTATTACTGAAGTTCCATAAGCTAGGCTCACATATGTGATATTAGCTGGAATAGCGGTATTCCATGATGGTTGAACGATTCCCGTAGTGCCAGATGTGATATTTAAAGATAAAGGATTATTTACTAAAGTACCCAACACCACTTGAACATTTCCGTTGGGGTCAGCAAAATCAAAATTTGGAGCTACGGATGTACTAGCGAGCCAGCCGTTAGGAAATTGTGTGGGATCATAATTACGCCCAATTATCTGTACATTAGTATTTGCTGTCGTAAGAATTAAAGGTACACTTAAGGTAAACTGATTTTGATTGGTGTTTGTAGTGTAAGTATCAACCCCATAAACGGTATTGTAGATGCCTATTTCTATTCTCGTTGTATCTAAACTAGCGTTAATAATGAACGGCAATACCGAAGAATCCGTAGACAATACCGTTGTACCCGGAGGAAGAACTGGGGTGACCAATATAAACGGCGATAATGTTGTGGCTGGTGATGACATATATTTAATTCATTGGTAATTCAAAATTCATTGGTACCGTCTGCCCACTATAATTAGATACCGTAATTGTCAGTAAAATTGTGGTCGGATCAGTTGGGCTAATAATAGCGACTACATTTATGATATCTTTTAGAATCTCCCGTGGGTCAAGACTTTGTACTGTTCCCTGCGCTTGTTGAACTTGTTGCATCGTACTAAGAGTATTCACTACTTCTGTTTGAATATCGGTATCTGTAATTTGAGCCCCTAGTTTTCTCCCTAGATAATTTTTAATCTGACATATAAAAGTAGGGTAAAAGGGACACATTGATGCAAGAATCCATTTAAATGATTTTTGCACTAACTTACTAGCTCCAGAAACATGTAAAAAATTACCTGAAGTAGATGGTTTTAAATCATTCACATACCCCGTAGCGCTGCACTTTAAGCAGAACCCTTGTATAGTAATATAAGATACCTCAATTAGTGGGATTACTAATCTGACCGATTGATTAAATACTATTTTGTAAAAAATACCCGCCGGTATTGAAGTATCTATCCGATTTGGGTCTATTACAACTTGCCAGCCGTAAACGGGATCATCGGAGAAAATCTCTTCTCCACTAATCCAAATTTGCACATTCGTACTTCCGTTAATTGGACCTCTCATATTGAGAGTGGTGTTTCCAGCGTAGTTCAAAGTACGGAAATCGTTTTGATTTACTACCATCCGCTCAAAGGAGATAACGTGGTTACATGCTCCAATGGGAGCTTTAGACATTGGGTCGCTAGTCAATACATTGTAATCATATGTACCCATTTTATGTCCCTAAATCCTGCATATTTACAGACGCTCCTGTACCCGCTGGATTTGCTACTTGTTCAATCTCCCATTGTGTACGAGGGTTTAAATTATGCCAGCTATAACGAGGATTACTCGTCCCGGCTGGATAAACATTTGAAACATCGTCTACAAGTACAGTCTCAAAGCGAGGTTGCTTAAAATAACTGTTGATTTGAGTAATTAATGAAGCTATATCCCTGGTAGTATCAGTAGTAGCTATGTTAGCAATTTGAGCTTTATCTTCTGTTTTCTCAATGATATTGCGAAGCTGATTCATTGAAAATACACTTTCATCCATTCGTTGAAATTGTTCTCTCATATACGATTTTATTTGGGACATAGCGACCATGGGTAGATGATCATCCCGAAATGGGTAGTAAAAGTGTCCTTGAGGTCCTGGTTTCCAAACCAATTTATTGAAAGTTGGGTTAAGTGGGATGTCATTTACTGTGGCGTAGAATTTTTCAAGTAAACCAGCGGTCTTCCGCAGTTGGGCGGCACGAATTTGATAATGTTGTTGAATCGCTGGGAAATTTTTAGTGCGAGCGTTAACGTAGCTCTGAAAAGCCTTCCATTGCGTTGCACTGAAATGCCCCAAAAAATTGAATGGTGGTCCCGCGTATCCGTAAACAAGATTGTCTGCCATTAGCTACTATACTCCGTGGAACTGTAATAAGTGGTAAACAAGGTACTAAGAGTATCAGTTGCTATATATCCCATAAGCATATCCCCTAACCCGGTTGGTATAGTAACAGTCAGAGTAAAGGGTTTATAGTATACAGTCTTACCTCCCACGGTACCTGTATACGGAGTACCTAAAATACCAGCACCCAATATAGTAGATGTTCCACCAAGATAAGGTTGCCTAAAAAAGTTCAAAGTCACTGATCCCGTGTCTGTTGTATACACCGTTGCTGATAACTGAAATGTGCCAGCAACATTTCCAGATGCTGGTGTAGTACTAAAGCTGTAAGACACTGGCGCTTGATATTGACTGCCAACAACTAGGCATGGAATGGCGTAGTTATTAACATAGGTTAGAACTTTCGTAGTAAAATTTGTGCCATTCAAATAAGTAAGCGTACCACTAATATTAACGATGATGTTGAAATTAATGTTTGTGGTAGTAAGAGGGGTCTGCAAATAAAGAGTCCAACCTGTCAAAAACCCAGAGCTGTTAATATTTGGTTTAGTCGATGTTATTACCACACCTCCAGAGGCTGTGATAGACGAGCTAATAGAATTCCCCGTGTCCCCTAAAGTTCCCTGTTGTTGAGGTGAAAAGGGCTTACTAAGAGTGATTGTACACCCTAGAGGGAAACTTGAACTCCAAAAAGATGTCGTAGATGATGTAACCGGAGGAGAATTCAAACCCGGATTAACCATGTAGTCTACTTCTAATCCAAAACTAATCGCCCCGTTGTACCCATGGTAGTGAGGCGCGTAGGAATCGAAGGATTTATTTGCTGCATTATACCATGCCACATCATCAGCATATACTGTAAGTTGAGTATTTGCTACGCCGGAATCAAAACTTTGACCCCCGTAATTTAAGTCAAACCAATTGTTTGATGGATCGGCTGCAAGACTTAAACGACCCTGCCATGATGTGTTATTTCCTTGTAGATTTATAACCCCTTGTGTAGCGGCGGCGGTCAAGCTGACGCTGTTCCCGTTGTATGTGGGATAGATAAAATAATTCGGGTTAACGGAACTAACCCCATTTGACACATACAGAGACCCCTTTACTCCTTCGAAAATTGGACAATAAGGAAAAGATGTATAAATTACGTTTTGAACTACAAGAGTGAGTGTATCAGATGTTCCTTGCAGGGCTACACTACCAGTTGGTGTTAACACTAACTGTGCCGTGCCGGGATTGCTATTCGGCGGTGTTGATATTAGGGAAACTGGATATGACTGGTATCCAACATTGGTATTATTATCTGGTTGCGTACCAGCTAAATAAACTATTTGAAAAGCTCCGTTTGAAGACCCCCCCGGATCAATTGAAGTTCTTTGCACATAAATTGCCTCGAATGGATAGACCCCGGGCGCTGGAAAATTTACATATATATAGCTGTATGGAGGATAAGTACCCAGGTTTGTACTTACTTGACTAGCTAGAGGAAATCCACTAACAGGTCCAACAGAAGGAAAAGGGTTGGGACCAATAACATTAGTTGCGGAACTTACCGTAGCCCCGCCTCCAATGTATACCCCGTAGTTGCCACTGTTCACAAAAGCCACAAAGAAAGTGTAAGTTCCTGGGGTACTAACCACGAAGCTACCCGTCATATCTAAAGTGAAACTCCCACCGGTTCCAGGTATTGCCAAATAACTAGCGTAAGCACCCGATGATGTTTGCTCTACGACGATCATTGGATTTAATTTATACCCACCTCCATCAGGAGTAGGATGCGAAGCGCCCCAAGGTACCAAAGTGTCATTAAATCCTGAAATCGGCCAGTTTTCATTTTCTTGGTTAAGAACTAGGGAATTACCTATCACAGGACCCCCTAGAATACCGGTCAAACCAGGATAACCCACAAATCCATTAGGACAAGAGTAAGTAGTTATGGAAATAGGACCTACCGCCACTGTTCCGTTTGTTTGTTGCCATGCTACTTCTACCGGATTTGATGTATATCCGTGAGATGCCATAGATGCCGTAATTGTGTCCAGACCTGGGTTTACGCCGGTTAATGTAATACTTAGAGGACCACCAGATCCAGTAGTTACATCCACAGGTAAAGAATATGTATAAGTATTTGGATTAGCTCCGGTTACTGTTACTTTAATTTGTTCTGTTACTGTTGGCATATTTTTATCCTACTGTTTGTGTTGGCAGTGATCCCGTTGCGGGGGCTACCACCATGACTCCATCGTTGTATACTGTCCATGTAAATGTTTTGGTAACACTAACTCCTGAATCCACTACTGTTACACTTAAATTATTGACACCTAAAGATGCTAAGCTCAATCCCTCTGATGTTGTTTCACTTATTCTAAATGTAGCTACCCCGTTAACTAGACTGATGGGATTTGCATTAACATTGGGGTTACTTAATGTAATTACAAGGTTTGACAAACTGGTGGAAATTACCCCTGTTGCTATAACATAAAAAGACAAATTTGGGTTGGGGGTTATATCGTTAGTATTACCCGCCGCTGTTATATACCCTAAAGACAAAGTGTTTGTGCTGTCCGTATAGTCGATACCTGTCTGTAAATTCAACCCAGCTTTAACGACCAGAGGGAAGGTCGTATCTGAATAAGCACCGATACTATCCGTAACTCGCAGTGTCACATTTTCTGTGTATCCACCTAAAGTAGTAGTACCAGATAAAACACCTGTACTTGTTAGAGTGATTCCGGTTGGTAGAGGGCTAGCCGTACGCGGAGACACAGAGAATGTATAAGGAGGGGTACCCAGTGCCGCGGTAATCTGTATCGGACCGTAAGCTCGACCGGCTATTACATTAGGTAGTACAACCGTTGTAATAGTTAGTCCAGATACTTGTGAAAATAGGGGTAAAATAATTGTAGATTGATTATAGATACTGTCCGTAACTGTAAAGCTACAATTCAAAGGATTTGGACTAAATAAAGATGAGGCTGCACCAGATATTTGACCTGATGTTGCTCCTGTCGCTGCGAGTATGAGGCCGTTTAACGGAAACTGTGGGCTATTCCAGGTGTATTGATTATAACCATCTGTATTAGTACCAACCGGTACTCCGTGGGTTGCGATAAGCTGAAGAGGACCATAAGGTGCTGTAATAATATCATTCGGTAAAGGAAAAGAATATCCGAAGGGGGAATTCGATGGAGGTATAGTATCCCACCCTATGACAACTAAGTTAGTTCCTGTTATAAGGGGTATCAGAGCCTCCGCTGTATCACCTAAATTATCGACAGCGATTACTCGTATGATATACCCCAATCCCGTAGCTGTTCCTGTATCCGCTGTGGGAAGAATTGTACCTGAGGCCACAGTATTAAATTTGAATAATGTATTAGATGCTGGGAATGTACCATCTACAAATGTTACAAGCCATGTTCCATTCAGTGATGAATTAGATGAAGATGTTACTATAACATAATCCCCCACTTGTAATGTATTATTAGCTGTGATAGTAGTCAAGGTTCCAGATCGAGCTACTTGTGTAATAGATATTCCGTCTATAGTTGTAGCTACATGAGGCACTCCTGAGTATGTCCCAGAAATAGTAGCCGTAGCCCCGTTACCACTAGCTTGTAAAGTTAATCCAGATAATAAAGTATTGGAATAAGCTGCTGTTGGAGCTATCTGCCATGCTACTGGGGGCTGAGTACATATCCCTATAAGAGTTCCTTGATATGGTTCTCCTCGTGGAATAAACCCTACAGTTCCAACACGAGGCTTAAATAAACTAAAACTACCAGTTGAAAATTCAATCCCCGCTGTAAGTGATCCGGTTTGTATATTGAAAACCGCCGATGTAGTAACAGGGGTCGGGGAAGTACTATCCTGTACTGTAATCGTAATTGGAGTTGCGACATATGGACTTCCAGTCCATATACCTGAAAACGCACCTAAAGAACTAAATGATATACCGCTAGGCAAAGTACCACCAGAATAACTCCAGGAATACGGTGGATTTCCACCCGCTGCTTGCATGATAAAAGCGTACCCATTAGGATCATCAGTCACTATTGCAATTCCGTGAGGCGATGGAGTTATAATAGTCAAACTATTACTGTAGTATAAATCCAGAGATGTGTTTACAGACGAATTACTACCACGAGAGTCTGTTAAAGTTATAGAAATATCCCCCAAATCCGTAGGAGTAGCTGGGGCTTGCGTCCAAGGAGATGCTGAAGATATTACACCACTACTAGATAAAGTCAGCCCTGAGAAGTTCCCGATACCCGTACCTCCGGGGAAGTTACTTGACGACCAAGTATAGGGCGGTACTCCACCGAATCCCTGTAAAAGCGCGTAATAAGGAGCGAAAGATTGAGCGCTGATGTTGGGTAATAATGTCGTAACAATTGTCAAAGGATTAATAAAATTAATTGAAAAACGGTGGTGTAAATATGATGATTGATTATTTGTTGATGTTATCTGAAACCAGACATCAAAGTATCCAGCCTCCAGTGGGGTGCCGGTGATCAAGAAATTTTGTCCTGTTGGGGTACCACTGAGGGTTAATCCAGAGGGCAATCTTCCGTATAATATAGAAGCTGTTTGTGGAATAATACCCCCAGGAACAGAGATATTACTATTTGATGGATACATTGTACCTAGTAATTCACTATCGATAATGTTATCCTGTAACTGGAACATACTTTGGACGACTGTCCAAGAAATTGTCACCGTACCGTGAATTGTCCCTGATGTTCCTACATACTGTATCACACTTGGACTAAAATATGAACCAACCAGAGTTCCATAAATCAATCCTGTATTAGCGTCAAGAGACAAACCAGGAGGAAGTCCGGAACCGCTCTGGACGGCTGCTACCCATGGACCATCCGTGGGTGTGGGTGTAGGACTAAAAGCAGGAATGCTTGGTGAATTATAAAAAGGTTTACGAGGATTTAATCCAACCAGTTCATTTTGCGATGCCCCAAATAAATAAGGACGAGTAGTAGTTGATATAGCCCCAATATCTCCGGTGAGCCAAGGAGGTGATATAGCATTAGCCGCTAAGGTTGTAAAGGTTTGTGAAATAGTAGCCTGTATACTCCCTTCAAATTCTAATTGAAATTGGAGAGGTACGATGTATTGTGCATTTCCGATAACTCCAGACGGTGGGCCAGAAAATTCAATTTCCGGTACATTAGGATCGATTGCTACAGTGATGCCGTTTGATAAGACGGCTCCTTTTTGAACTTGTAGAGCTTTAGCGGAAGATTGAACAGCAGTCGCAGGTGGAGATGATATCCCAGTTTCTGCTACACCGTTAGGATTTGATAATGTTAGAGTAGTTGATGAAGAATTAGTACAATAGAATGTTCCGTTATTTGCGGCGGTTGGAAATCCGCTTACTTCAAAGGATTGCCCAGCATAAGCGTTGCCAGCACCCCCAGAAACAGTTCCAGTGTATGTTGTAGTTGTAATAAAAGGGGAATCAACATTAGTAAGAACACCTGTAACTGGCGAAGTTGAAGTTAAAGTGAATGTAATCGGAAACAGATTTTCAGCTACTCCGTTTGGATTATTCAAAGTCAAAGAGCTAGTTGTAGATGCAGTACATAAAAAAGTTCCGTTATTAACTGAGTTTTGGAATCCCGATACGGCAAAAGTATACCCAGCATAAGCGTTTGCTGATCCTCCACCAAAAGAACACCCAAATCCACTATCTGTATAGATTGTAGTTCCCCCCGCTGCCGCGGCAACGGCATCTAGTTCAACAATCAATCCGTTTAAAATAAACCCTGAAAAATTACCTGTGACTGGTATAGGAGTGGGTTTAGAAACATCAGTAGAGCTTTGCCACGCATAATCTAAGAAACCTGGCACTAAAAATGACTCGTTTGTTTGCGACTCTACGTTAACATTGAAAGACGAGTTAGCAGTATGAGATGCGCTATCACGTACGATAAGAGAAAACGTGTGAACCCCCGTAGCATTTTGAGGGAAATTACAATCTAGTATCACCTGTCCATCGATCAAACTAGCGGTACTGTAGTAAGAAGAATCAGATGATGGAATTAAAAAATCAGACAAAACATAAGGGGACAGTCCACCGAAAACGGGAACCACTAATCTAAACTGTTGTGTAGCGTATATCACTGGTTGATCTAGTTGCCCAAAAGTCAACATTGCAGGCTCTAGTTGCATAGTGTAAGTTTGAGTGGCTTTAGCACCAATAGCATCTGTTACCTGAACTGTAGCTGAATAAACAGTAGAAAAGTCTGTGGTTGAGTTATAAGTACAAGGACTTCCCGATATCAATCCTGTATTGGGGTTGATGCTCAAACCAACTGGTAAAGCGCCCGCTGGAATACTCCAAGTATAAGGAGGAAGTCCTCCAGGAATAGACACTGAAGTATTTATATTTCCAACCTGCATCTGAACAGCATACGGTGTATTAACTTGAGCCCAACCCAAAGTGCTTCCAGTTTGTACTAAAGTATTACCGTTAGCGTCAGTCTGCCCCGGAGCTATTTCAACTAACAAATCAGTTGTTACTAATAGAGGTAAGGTTACTTCTGCGATAGAGAATGGAATACTGGAATCTTGCACAGAAAAAGTTGCGTAGAACAATCCTAATTCCAATGGTGTTCCACTAACTACTCCACTAGTATTCATTACAATGCCATTTGGCAGTCCTGTAGAATTCCAAATAAAAGGAGCTATGCCACTTCCCGCACTCGTAGTTAATTGCAGTGGTACTCCCCCCAATATTTGAGTTACAGATTTACCTACAATCAAATTTGGAAGAGATGTAGTAGATATTACTACAGGCGATGTTTCTGTTTGTGATGTAGTTGTCAATTCGTACGGAGGAGTAATCAGCCCTTTTGCGTGAGGACGACCCTCCAGTGGAAACACATCCACCGCCATAGTGCCAAATAAAGAACTAGCATTGGAATATCTGGATGTCGCAACCAGAAGTTTTAATTCATTAGTAATTGTGTCTCTGACAATTGCTCGTGCGATGACTTCCCAAGGTTGAATTGTATATCCTGGTGTGGAAGATGTTACAATTTCAAATCCTTGTTGTCCACTGATACCTAAATAACCAGTTAACCCTACGGTGGTTCCTTGTGTTTGGGGAGACTGTTGATCAACTACATAAATTTGTTGGGTAAATTGACGAATAAGTGTAGTGGGCGGGTCATATTGACTTCCAGAATAGCTATAACGAGTTTGAATTACTACATTTCCAGCTCCCGGTGTAGAGAAAGATTTAGTAATTGCTCGAATAGACAAAGGTAACCAACCTGTATTAGTTCCATCGGGCCAAAGTATTTGCCATTGACCGGCAGCTACATAAGCTGGATTGAGAGTTACAGTAAGAGGTTGTCCCAACTCTAGGGATGTAGAATTTGATGTACCGTTGTAAAAGGTTAAAGTAGAAGACACTAAAGCGTTGGGAAAAAATCTTGGGGTTGCAAGGTCTGAAATTTCCCATGGATTAGTTAGATAAGTAGTTTCTGCTGTATCTAACCATGCTTGCATACTTAAAGTAACAACATTTCCTGCCGATAGAACTTGTGTGAAAGTTAAACTACCACCCGCCGTACTCCACCCAGCGGGTGGGGAAAACTTAACCAATTGAGTGGGGAGAGAATCAACAGTAGATGATATATCCCAGTGATCATAGAGCGTATACAACCCAGTGTTTGGATCTGGTGTTGGTACCCAACTTAAAGTTAGATTGTAGTTTTGGTCTACAATCGCCGTTGCTGGAGCCGAATTATAAAGAGGTACATTTGGATTTGACATAATTATACTTGGGTCACTACTGACGAACTAGCATCTACCACCACCCCACCTAAAAACGAATTAGTAACTGCTGTTTGTTGTAATACAGAATTGGCTTGTAATACAGCCGATCCATTAGTTTGAAAAGTAGATGATACTGCTACACTGGAATTCAATTGAGCTTCTACTACAATAAATGTAGGTGTGGGTACTGTCCAATTTTCATCTGTCTGCGATGAAGAACCAGCTGCATGTACTTGCAGATTTACGGTAGACCCTCTAGTTCCTACATAAAAAATACCAGGCTCTGGGGGGACAGATGGTCCGCTAACTATGAGATTATGATTCGAAGAAGTTAAATTTGACTGCACACATACATGTCCTGTGGTGTTATCTGCCAAGGATGTATATCCACCATCTAGAATAACGCTGTCACAACCAATGTACGACCCTGCTTGTGCATTACCAATCCATGAGCATCCAACCATATCAATATCAGCGTTATACGCTACAATAGCTGGATTGGTGAACCCTACAAACTGTATACCATTTAAAATTACTCGACTGGTATCAATGTAAAAAGCAGCCGTAGGCCCATCTCCAAATCCTGCGAATCCTGATGCTGTAATTATCACTGGACTCGAAGCAAGCGGGGCTTGAGAAATTACTAACCTGCCTTCTCCTTGAATAGTCCGAGACAAATTTCCCAAACAGTACTGTTTCTGTGAGCGAATATCACCATCCCCTAAAGCTACTGTTTGCAGGGAACTTTGAAGAGCTGAAATACTATAAGGCACCCCAGTTGAATTGAAAATAATTACACAAGGGAAACTCAATACTGGAGGAAGTTCGGCCATAGCCCCAGCAAATGTAGCCTTAGCTTCAAGCGCCGTCAATCCGCTGTTATTGTCGTTCCCAGCTCCGGAGTTGTCCACGTATAAAGTAATTGGTGCAGTAGTGTTCTGTAGATTCTGTCCTAATACTGTACGAGGGGTGGGGGCTGTAATAGCGAACCCGATGTGGGGAGTTGCTGTAGCAAAGCCACGCTGCCCTGGGGTTATAAAACGTATAGTTTTACGAGTATCTTTATTGATAGGGGGTATAAAATCATTTGTATGTAAAGGAACCAAAAATGTAGTTTCTACATTGTCTGCTCGCATAGCTACATAATTTGAATCGAATACAGAAGCTAGTGGAGTGTTAGTCAGACCGGCATCTCCCCAACTTGATTGCGCTGGGAGCGTGGTAATAATTGGCAGTTCTCTGTTATAGGGATAAACATCTGTTAATCCAATAATTGGGGCGGAACCCGTTCCGTTAGATGTCACCAGTGCGTTATCTTCTGATGCTAAAATTTCATAATCTCTATTAATCACACCCTCCCCTTGATAAGGTATGTAACGAATTTCTACAATAAAGGTAGATGTAGCAGATAAGGCGGGCAAAATACTACCGCAAAATAAAAATGGTTGAGCAGAATTTCCTACTAGATTTACAGTACCTGGCACAACTACAACTACTACATCATTTACAAAATTGATACTGGTGATTGGAAGGGAATTTAAATTTCCTGAATTATCTGCTACCCAAATCAAACTTGACACATCATTTCCGGATATTCCCTTTATAGTGCATCCATTAGCCCCTAAAACTATTGTAGTGGGTGTGCCTGATCCTCCGGGTTGACTTACATTTTCTACCACGACTCGCGTATCACAAGGAAAGTTTTGGCTTGCGTTTTGGTTCAATTGATAGTTACCAAACATAACAGTTTCTTCAATTGATGTAATACCTTTCACCGGAGCGTTGTAAGTAGTTTGAACAGTGTTTTGAGCTAAGATTGAAAAAATAATAGTAGAGCTTGGGGATACAGAAGCTTGGAGTTGAACAACAAGCATAATTCCCGCTGGGGTCGTAGATGTCATAACACAGGAAGATATTGTATAGGGTGCGTCAGAAGCTAAATCCCATGCTGAGGTACAGTACAAACCATTTAGTTGTCCGGATATGCCGGTCATTGGAAGCATGAAAGTAGTTACAGAATTTCCACCTATCGTCTGGGATGTTCCCAGAGAACCTGGTACTGCCAGCCAAATTTTTGTACCCAATACAATATCAGAATATTTCGGACTTATAGCATATACAGAGTTAGCTGAAACACCAAATGAAGCGCCCCCCGTTTGATATACAGGATTCGACGGTGCCAGGACTACTTGTGGCACTTGTACATCATATTCTGATATACCAAACACAGGCATTGTTGCACCTGCTTGTGCGTCAAAAATACTTCCACCATCCACAGTAAATGGAATTTGCTGAAGATTTACATTCGTACCAGCTGCATAAGTTGTGCTAATAGTGGCGTAAAGATTATTAGACCCCGGATCAAAGAGTGTACCGGTAAGATTTGTAGTAAAGGTAACTGTGGCGGATGAAGACCCTAGCCCTGTAATAGTAATCTGACCCTGTAACAAAGCTGCGGGCACTTTGGTTGTACCTTGAGTTACAAGAGCCGTTACACTAATATCGGTAATTGTAGCTTGAGATGTAGAAGGTAAAGTAATAGTAAAGGAATCCCCCAACACCCAGTTATTTCCTGAGATGCCTGTAGATTTTTGACTCGTAGTAATTTGATAGGTGGATTCATAAGTTCGTGCATCACTACTAAACCCGTTCATAAAACCATCAAATAACCCAGCGGGGAATGTATTAGGGATTGTACCTCCTGATGGGGTTGTGCCAATAGATACATAGTAAGGAAGAGTGGAACCTAAATCTTCTGCTTTATTGCCCGATGATAATCCACGAGAAAGCGCTAACTGTGTTTTACCTTGTACTAAATCTCCAAATCCATTCCCTAAAAGAAGTTCTCCATCCCAAGCATCTAAAGTGTTTGTGATACGAGTGTCTACTACATTATCAGAAAATATCTGGTCGGCTAATCGAGAATCAAAACGTCCAGAAACGGGATTCGCCAATACCCCGGAATTGGGGGTAGTAGCGCTCGCGCATCCAAATATATTGGAGTTCACATCAAAAATTCCGGTGTTACGTTGAAAGATAACAGCCAGCGGCATTGCATAACTGTAACCATCCATTGTACCCAAAGAATTATTTACGTTTCCTGTACTAGTAACTACCCACGATGAATTAGATGACGGAATATTATTGAGATTGCTACCTTGAGTGCTAGAATATGTGTAACCGGAATAAGTAACAACATCTCCTTGATTGTAAGTAGTTATTGAATTCCATGGAGGAGACCCAGCTCGCCATAAACCTGTATCCCCGTTTACATTCCCCATGTTGTAAAATTGGTACTGAGATGCTGCTATAGGGGCTGGTTGCCCAGCTTGCGCGTATACATTAAGAGGAACACCATAAGGTGAGGCATCTGTGGTATCAGGGTCTAGACCAAATTGGTAGGTCTGAAAATTATAAGTTAGAGCTACAGGTTGAACATTGATGCGCCATTGGATCTGTGCTCTCTCAGTTGTAAACAACCCCTCAAACGGATCAATAGAATCATCAGGTACAATTTCAGCATTGGATGGATCGGGATTGACTCCTCCGTAAGGATAAAAATAATTCAAACCGGTAATAGGATCTTGATAATACCCCTGCCCGGTAACTGGATTAAGGGCTTGATACCATATCTCAAGAAATACAACATATATCTGAGCATCTTGAGCGTTAACACCTGGCGTCCAATTTTGGGGTGTGGGTATTTGCACACGGTTTTGAGTTAAATCGGGACTCATATTACCAGCGATAGTTAGTATTTCAATATTGTTCCACAACACATCAAAGGTGGGGATGAAAAAAGTATTAGCAATGGCTGTATTATATTGCAGAGGTGCGTAAGTCAAACAGCCGCTTACACACGATTTATCTTGAAGTATCTGAGACCTTTTTAAATCTTGAAGATCTTGGATTAAATTGATATCCGCGTCAGTGATTTCCGCGTCGTGCCGCGCCACCACGGTGGCGAGGGCTTTCATCGAGGGATTAAGTGTACGACTTACTATTAGTGGGTATTGTTTCTGATCATATTGGTCTGACATTTAATCCTCCATCGCACAAGCTGAACAACTTGTAGTTTTGTTACTGGTAAGTTTCCCGCCCTGCACAGTAAGAAATGTCCCACAAATGCATTTACACATCCAAAGAGAATGATAAGATTTCCCTATTTGAACAGATCCAATACGCCATACAACCCAGAGCCGACCAAATTTTTTATTCGTAAGACCATATCGTTTTTCCATTTTTGATTTTTTTAATCGGCCGGAGGCGCACCCACAACTCTTAACTCTGTTAGACACAAGGACATCTTCACGAATAGACTTCTCTTTACCACAAATACAACGAACTATCCAAGTAGGTCTATTCCGCGTTCCTTGGGGAAGCCCAAGACCTAGTACTGATAAAAATCCAAACTTCAATCCTTTAAGTTCTTTTTTCTGCCGCATCACTTTAGGAAACGATAGTTGGGTTTTTCAAATCAACTAACAAAATAGTTATTAGATATGGCTTACAACTACCTAAATATCGATACAGTAGCCTCCTTGGATTTACAACCCAGAACAAATGATGGGTTTTACTTTCCAGTTGCAAATAACCACACCGGATTTTCTTTTGACGGAACTCACTACACCAATGGTGTGCAGGATATAGGTCCTGTATACGCTTCCTGGTACACAGAATTTGCTAACAGCCCTAATCCATACAGAGGAAGCACAGCAGCCTTTCCTACCTATGGTTTAGTACTGCTTTCCTTAGCATCCTTGGTAATTTTAGATCAAAGTGTTCCCGTTACTCAAGCCTCAGAATTACCGATGTGGATGCAATTTTTACTAGCTGATGGATTTGCTTTAAGCGATAACTACAACGGATCACTCCAAGGATTTTCCCCTCAAGGACTAACCTATGCAGACGGTGTTATTTCAATTATCTTTTCACCTGATGCAGGCAACCAACTAGGGTTGTTTTCTCTAGTATCCGTGGAAAAACTAAGCTCTCCACCCGATAGTACAACATATATAGGAACTATCCCCGGAGGGATTAACAACGCTTATACAGGGTACTCCCTTACAATCAAGGGTTTTGTAAACGCTGGTAATAACGGGACATTTAACTGTCTGGGATCATCGTCTACTACGTTAACCTTAGCAAATCCGATGGGAGTAATAGAGGGTTATTCCCCAGCTAGTTCGTTAGGGGAAGCAGCTATCAATCCTACTCCCGCACAATCCCATATGATTTTAACAATAAATTTTGCTTTAGATCAAGTGTATGTGGATGTAGCTTTATAAATAGGAAGATAACAATGGCAATTACAGATATTATTTCACAGCTCGATCGGGATGAAGGAACAGTTTTATACGCATACCCAGATGATGATGGTTATTGGACAATAGGAACAGGTCATTGTATTGATAAACGCCGGGGGTGCGGTATTACTTTAGCTCAAAGCAACTCTATTTTGAATGATGATGTGACAAGTGTCGTGGCTAATCTCAACGCTAATTTACCCTGGTTCTCAAAATTAGATGTAGTACGACAAGGTGTTCTTATTAATGTAGGATTTAATGTAGGCGTCCATGGACTACTCGCTTTTCACAACACCTTATCATATATGCAGCGAGGGGAATGGGACGAAGCAGCGTCAAACTTGCTACAAAGTGCCGCCGCTAAAGAACTCCCAGCCAGATACGGCCGTTTAGCTACCCAACTCATAACCGGAACTTGGCAATGATTTACGCTACGCCCCACGGTTTATAAATCACACACTCCAGTAGCTTTTCCTTTTGTGTTGGGAAGAATATCAGACTCATCTTCTGGGTGGCGTATTTTCCCTAAAGGGTCAGCTGGGGATTGCCCTACTGGGGAACCAGCTGCTGTCATTTTTTCTATAGCAGCATCATCAATGTGAGTAGACCTATTTTTTAGAATGTCCCATAATTGAAAAACAGCTAGACCCTCTTCCGGATGGATGCCGGAAGAGGAGTGCTTCTCAATTACATGGACGAGATATTCGAATAGTACATCCGGTAATTGGATTACGCGCATGCATACTAATACTGTGCGAGATTAATTTTTCGCTAATGTTGGGAGCATTAGCGTAGGCGGAGGTAAATTAAAAGCTGTCAAGGGTAGAAAAATCTCAGGCTCATCGGAGGTTAGCAGCTTTTTTAGGGTTATATTTGGGTTGACATTCAATTCATGCGTCACAATTTTAACCCAAGGTTTCCAGTTTTGCGCGTAACGTTTTGCTACTTGAACAATTGTCATGTTGGGATTGAAGTGCTTTGATCGACCATCAATCATTTTTTTGATTTGATCATTCAAAGCGTCCCATCCGGCCTTATCTGTTTTGAAAATAATGTGTCCACCTTTACCTATAGCCTTTTGACCTGGAAAAGGATGGAAGTTTGGGCGACTTTTTATGTCACCTGGGTTATGGTATTTCGCTGGAATAGAATGTTTAACATTGAATCCTTCTGCGTGTGCTATCGCAGATGCGAATGAGTCAATCTTTTGCTTGTCATACGTTTGTGCAGCCACCAAAGCGGGAAGCACCCACATGGTGACGAGCAACAGTAATGCTCTCATATAATCTCCGTTATTCTGAATTACAAGATTTTGTAGCTACTTCGTCCACCGTAAAGCATTGAATTGGTAGGACTTATATTTTGTTTTCCTCCATAAACACTTTTAGGAGCCATTCGGTCGATCAATGACCTGAAGCTCCCCATCGAATATAATACCCTAAAATGGGGAAAATTGTCAATATTTTATTTGAAT